TGACATCCCCTCGGGATGGTCGATGATGATTGATTGATCAACTTTGGTCTTATTCATTATGGTAATATAATACCATAAGTCCAGACATATGTACACAAAAATATCTAGTTAATAACCAACTACTTATGAAAACCTACTAATTTTTACATTTACCAATGGTGAATTACTGCTGTTATAATTGTAAGATTTGTAATAATATATGTAAAAAATATAATGGTTTTTACAATAGCCAATATATTAGTACCATGGCCTTTTTCACATGCATTTATTCCATCGCGCCATGCAATCCAATATTTGTTCATAACTTATTTCCTCCCAAATTTTTAAATATGAAATTCACATCGGGATACCAATCGACAACTTGTTTCCAATTTGCTCTCCATTTATTGGCAAATTTTTCACCGTGCTGAGGTCGTTCCTTTTGCTTATTCACAATAAATTTGTCTGTTTCAGATGAAATAGATGGTTTAACCAAACTATCACATCCCCAAATATAAATCGTTTTGAATCCTGCTCGAGCTAACCATAATGCACCATAATGACCTGATGAATGTGATGGCAGCTTTTGAGACCCAATGACAAATTCATCTAATACTTGTAAATGTTCGGCTGGAGAATTCTTAGCTTTTGGATGTGTTTTTATCCACTTTGATAATTTGGGTGGAACGATAACTGGGCATGTGACGTCAACAACCTTTTCTCTTATCTTATAAAGAAATTTATGATCACAGATAAATGAGGCATCTGTTTGTACAAAGGGTTTATTGCAACCTAATACAAAATCATTATCATTTATCTTATTAAACTCTTTATATGAAGGTCCATTTCCTACTAAATGACCTATATCCGAATAATCATCAATAGATATATCAACAGCTGGAATTTGGGCTGGTTCAATAACCTTCTTTTTTAATTGAGAATGTACACGCATTAGATTAAAATTTATCTATATCTATTTATCTAATTCGATATTTCATCCTATTAAGATGCCTAATATCACTGTGTCCTGAATAAGAAATACAGCTTTGAATAGCTTCTCTAATTTTTGTGTAATATCCATTATATCCATAAGGCTTCATTTCAAGATCCATAGAGGTACCTTCAATATAATTAGCTTTTGCGCCATTTTCTTCTGAAGCGGAGCCATAATATCTTTTAAACGTACCAAAAGTCTTAACAATTCTTTCTGCAGGAGAATTAGAGCATTCAGCAAAACCCGATCCAATCATCACAAAGTCTGCACCTGCTACTAATGCTTTACATATATCACCAGTCTCTCTAATCTGACCATCAGCGATAATTGGAATTGGCGATTGCTCAGCACACTCTAAAACTGTCGAAAACATAGGTGTTCCAACACCAGTAGTATTATATGTTGTACAAGCCTTTCCCATTGACAATCCAACCTTTACTGCATCTGCCCCCCATGAAGCTAAATCTTTACATGCAGTGGGTGTGCCTACATTTCCAGCTATAACAAAAGGAGACTGTTCTGAAAAAATACATTTAATATTCTCAATCATTTTATAAACTAAAAAATGGTGGCCATGAGCAACATCAATAGTTATATAATCAACTCTTAACTTTTCTTGATATATTTTGTGCAGTAGCTCAGTGTCCTTTCCATTAACACCGATCGATATTGAAATGCAGCGGAGATGTTGATTACTCCTAATCCAATTTAATATTTCTTCATAATCATAAAATCTGTGTAGAATATAGAAATAACCTTTTTCAGAAAGATCATTAGCTCTATCAAAATCTATTGTGCATCTCATGTTGGAAGGAATAGCAACTGAATTGAACTCAATGTCACCTAATGACATTTTAGTATTGATATTTGATCTACTATGACATGATGAAAATGCCGGTTCTAATATTACATCTGAATAGTTTAGTGTGTTTTTCATACTTTAAAATCTGAATAATCTGCAACTTCTTTATTACTCGTTGAAGTTGATTGAATTAATGTTTGAGCTGAATCTTCTAAATCATATAATTTCATTTTAGATCGATCAATACCGACCAAAAATTTTCTATTCTGCGAGGTATCATTATATCGATTCTTTAATTGCTTAATCATAAGTTGATTTAAATCTTCTAATTCTTCATTTGATATAAGTGCTAACATTAAATCACAAGTTGCCGGAAGGCCGAACGATTCTGACACATTAGTAATTTCTGCATCTGAATTGCCATAGCCTTCCCGATTAACTTGAGTAGCTGAAACGATTGGTAAATTAAATTCAACTGCAAGACCTCTTAATTCTTCTGCAATTGCTTTTACTAAACCATATGAATTAATAGATCCCCCCAACCCTCTCATTCGTGCGGAAGCGCAGATGTTAATATAATCAATGAAGATAATGTCTGGCTTAAAGTTCTTCTTTAAATGAAGTTCATTCAACAAAGCTCTAAAATGATTAACATTAGCAGACGCTGTAGGATATTCTTTGATAATTAGTTTACCCGACGTTTTTGAAATAAGAGTATTAACCTTGTTATTGAACATATCCTTATTGATATTTTCCAATTGATCAATGGGAATATTGAGAAGATTTGCATCAATACGTTCTGCAATACGTTCTTCCGACATTTCTAACGTAATGTATAGAACGTTCTTAGCTTGCATAAGCATTGATGCAGCTATATGACACATCACCAAACTCTTACCAGTTCCTGTACCACCCATGAATACGTTTAAAGACTTATTGACTAATCCGCCTTTGGTAATGGCATTTAGTTTATCTAAATCAAACGGAATGTGTTCTTCTGACGAATGATAGAAATCATAACGTTTATCAGCATCAACAGTATAATCATGACCAACCGAACTATCAAAACTAACTGCTAACGCGTCCTTCAATAAATCGGGAATAATGTTTTTATTAACATCTTCACGTTTACCGTCAAGAATATCAATCGACTCTAAGATAGAAAGATGGATTGCCTTTTCTTGGCACATCTTTTCAGTTTGGTCAAGCAACCATTCTAATTTAACTTTTGGATTTTCTTTAAGAGTCTTAATAAGAATAATGGCTTCATCATAATTAGCTTCATTAATATATGATACATTATCAGCATCAATTATTAAAGCTTGAGATGTTGGTGGTTTATTATACTTATCAATGTATTCCTTTATTAAACGATATACTGATTTAAATTCATCTGAGAAATACGCACTCTTCAAATGTGGTATTACTCTTCGACAATACTCTTCATTATGCAAGAGAGATTGTAGTATTATCTTCTGTAGCGGATTCGTCATATGATTCAAGTAATAGATCTACTAGGATGTCTCCCAATTCTTTTTCAAGTTCTTTATTATCTTCTAATTCTCTTAATGTATATTCTTCAGGCTTCTTTTCAATGTTAAATGTAAACTTACATGTTGCAATGTCATTATCTTCATCCGGAATACATGACACCTTATCATAACTATAAATTAAGCCTTTCCATTTTCCGCTATCTAATCTAATTGCATAATAAGAAATAGTAGGATTCGACATTAATGTGTATGTAGTATTACTCTTCTTCATATTCTTCTTCCTCAAAAACATTAGTATCAATCATTGAACGATAACCAACTGTGTATGTTGATTTCACAAACTCTTTAAAATCTTCATCTTCTAACAAATCTTCCCAGAAGCTAGCTTCAAGTGTATCCTTTTCCCGCACATTCTTTCCAATAATATCACCAGTTTCTTTATCGACTCTAGCATACCATCCAACTTTAGGTTTAATAACCCAACCGCCGGCCATAGCAATATCCAATAGGCCTGAATATTTTTCTACGCCACCTTCCCATGATACCTTAATAGGAATCTTTGATTTCTCTTTTACAAATCTGGATTTTTCGACGTTTATGATGAAATCATACCCCTGAACTTCAGTTCCTTTCTTGTTTTGTCTACGACCTACAATAAATATCCAATTCGCTGCGTAGTAGATGCCTGTGCCCCCACTTACAACATCTTTTGGGAATAGGCCAATCTCTTTATACGTATGATTTACTGCTAAAAGTGGAATATCCTTCATTTGCAAGTATGGTGTACACATACGAAATAGACCTTTGAGTGCTTTTGCGCGTGACATATCTGCGACAGACTTTTCGTTTTTTGCATCTTCCAATTCTTTCTTAGACGCAAGATTACCAACTGAATCAATAATAACAATCACGTTATCTTTCTTATCCAATCCTTCAAACTGTGCAATGATATCAAACTTCAATTCTTCAACGTTTGTAATAGGCGTATGAATTACTCTATCCAAATCAATTCCAAATGTTTCAAAATATGATTGTGGTGATCCAAACTCTGAATCATAAAATAACAATACCGCATCATCATGTTGTTCTAAATATGATGCTGCCATGAGTAATGCATATGAAGTTTTAAAATGCTTTGATGGTCCAGCCAAGACACCTAATCCTGATGTAAGTCCTTTATCTAATTCTCCCGAAAGTGCTACATTAATCATTGGAACAGATGTAGGCGTTTCAGTTAGGTTTGAAAAGAATTCAGATTCAGATAGAACTGAGGTTGTTTTGATTTTTGAATTTTTCTTTAGTTTACTTAGTAATGACATAATTATATAATACCATATTTAAAGGTTCTTGTACACAACTATTTTATAGCCAATTATCTAATGATGCAGGAGTAGCATTAATAAGTTCGTATGTCTGTTTCTTATTATCCTGCATAAGATATCCGCCATCTGGATGAATTTGATCGAGTTCGCCGTCTAACGCTTTCTTAATTTGTATTGCCATATCCTTAGCAGTTGTTACTGGGACGTTTTGGCATATCATATTAAGATTACGCTTACCGCCTTGAAGAATAAAATCCTTGGGCATCTTCATTATATTTAAGCATTCACGAATTGTAAGATAACGATCATCGGTTGGATGTGTTAAACATGTTGGAAGATGACCAACAAAAGCTCCTATATGGTCTTTAGGAATTTCCGTTGTCTTCCGCATGATATTTCCACCAGAGGCCAGCTTCTTAAAGATACGTTCACATCGCTTAGTTTCTTTTTCATAACCATGCTTATGCATCCATTCGCCCACTTTATCATAGGTATGACCAGCATTCTCCAAATAGTCATAAGGATTAATTGTTTTCGGAATCATGTTCTGAAATCCAAAGTGGTCAATTCCTGTCATATGATCAAGAACATACTTATAGAAAGGATTATCTGAAGGCTTATCATCTCGAACCAATACGTCCATTGGATCATTGGCAAGGTACTCAGTATTCGTAATAGTATCTTCAATTCGTTCATATTCACGATTGAAATATTCAAATACCGGTACGCCATCAAACACGTCCTCTCTCCAAAAGAAGTAAAAACTGCGGTCTCTAACTTGGCTTAGGCCATGAAGAATTGATTTGGTTTTATACACACTGAAATGATAGCCGTTTCTTTTAGCAATTTCTATTAGCTTATTGCGTACAGGTTCACCCATCTTCGAAGCAAATCTCGGTGCATTTTCGCCCCAAAACACTTTAGGCTTTGCAAAAGATAATGCCCATTCCGCAGATTTAATCATCCAATCATTTGCAGGATTTGTACTTGATGCTGATGGCGATAGCGACGATAAGCCTGCGCATGGACATGTTGTACCTATAACGTCGACTTTCTTTGCATCAAATGGGACTTGCTGCTCATCGATTAAATAATACGGAACTTCTCCTTTATAATATTCAATTATCTGCGAATCATTAGCTCTAAATGGTGTATAGGAATATATTGCATTTGGTCTTTTACCATAAGCAGCTTCCATTC